ATACATTTGAAGATACAAATAAAATTTCACAAGCCGATGGGAGATGGTATGATATTGATTCTAGCGATACTGTTGATTTTAATTATAATAATTATTTTAATTTTAAAAAATCAATATCATTTGAATATAGTGCAAATAAAAATGGTGCAAAAGGCGCTAATATAAATGAATTAACTGGACCTAGTTGTTATAATTTTGCTAATAATAATGAAACATATGAAGTTAAAATATTTACGATGTTTATTACTGCTAAAATAAATGGTTGTAATACTAAAAATAATATTTTATTTGAAATGACTGGTAATACGATTACTACAGATACTATAATACCTACTTATTCACCATCCATAATACATATAAATTTAATAATAACTGAAAATTTAAATTATAGTGTTCATTTAACTATCGGTAATATTATATATAAGGGATTAATTGAAGATATTGATAAATCATATATAGAAGATAATGAATATATAACTATTGGTATGTATTATACGGACGATAAAATTGGATTATTAATAAATAAGAAAATATATGAATATACGAATGTAAATAAATATGAGATTACGTTAGGATCTACGCCAATAATTATTAATAAAAACGGAACAATTAATATGAATTTATATAATTTCGTATATTATAAAAGTTTATTTCCTTTTAATGAATATGATAGATTATTGGCATATAATAATTATTATATATCAGGATTAGATTATTTAAATAAACATAAGAATTGTCCAGTAGTTGAGAAAAAATCACCACCTAAAATAGAAGTTTCAAAAGTTGACGATAAAATCATTATTCCTGAATTTAAATATGATGAAATAGTTGATTATTATACGCCAGATATATTAAAACGAATATTTAATTATTAATGTTTCGTTTATTTAAGAGATATAAACATATCTATTTTTTAATAAGTAAAGTAATAAATGAATGATTATATAGATTTTCCAAATAAACAGCAATTAAATGATACTAATTTATTATTTAACAAATCGAAGATAAGTGCAGATATAGCATCTTTGTCGTCCATGTCATCGATGTCATCGTCGTCATCTAGTTCACCAAAAAAGAAGCAACAACCACCACCGCCATCATATCAGCCGAAGAAATTAGTAAATCCAAATAAAAAGATTTTATATATGGCTGAGGAAGATGACAATAAAAGTAGTAATGGCGATGATGACGACGAAGAAGAGGAGGAAGAAGAAGAAAGCGAAGAAGAGGAAGAAGATGACGAAGAAGAAGAGGATGATGAAGAAGATGGTGATGAAGAAAAATCGAGCACAAAATTAAATCCTTATAAAAATGAATTAAATGAGAAAAAAGAAATATTATATCAATTAAATCGATTACAATTAAAGGGTTATAAAATACCTAGTAATTTAACGATGCAATCAAATATTGAAGAAATGAGACATGAATATAATCGAATAATTAGAGATAAAGATATTGATGCGAGTGTGAGATTTCAGAGAAAGATGTTAATGGCATTTGTTACGGGTACAGAGTATTTAAATACTCGATATGACCCATTTGCAATTAAATTAGATGGATGGTCAGAGCAAGTTCATGAAAATATAAGCGATTTTGATGATATTTTTGAAGAATTACACGATAAATATAAATCAAAAGGAAAATCTATGCCACCAGAATTAAGATTATTTGTTAGTTTATCGGGTAGTGCTTTTATGTTTCATTTAACTTCTAAAATGTTTAAGGAAAGTTCAATTCCAGGTGTAGAAGAGGTATTAAAAGCAAATCCGGAATTAATGAAACAGTTTCAAAATGCAGCAGCAAAACAATTTATATATAATAATATTGGTTCATCACAACCAAAAGCAGCTACACCAAATGCTAAACCGGTCGAAAGTGGTGTAAATAGTTTATTTGGCAATTCGTCTGGATTATTTGGAATGGTAAATAATTTATTCAGCGGATTGAATAATAGTAGTCCATTTCAAGAGATGCCGACTATGAAACCTAGCAAACCTGAAAATGATATAAATAATATTATAAATAATGTTCATAATAAAATATCAATACATCAGGATGATGATAATAGAATTGAAACATTATCTATAAGCGATGAAGAAATCACTTCAATAATAGAGGATGCAACCGATGTTAAGATTTTAAAATCATCAACGAGGGGTAAAAAAGCAAATAACAGAACTTTGAATATTTAACGAGGTATATTTTTAACTTTTCCTATTTGTTTTGTAATTTTATTAACACCTGTCTTAATATCATTAACACTTGAGCGTAATTTTGATGGAATTTTAGATAATGAACCCACTGGATCGCGAATTGCACCTTTAAGATCGCCAGCGCCATCTTCGACTGATTTTATTAGATTGAAGATTACAGATAAAATTGTAAATATTATAATTTGAAGAACAAATATAATAAATATTAAAATCATTTCAATTACTGAACCTATCATGATTATTTCACGACGCATATCGGTAGAACATTTGCATTTTTCATTAACTAAATAGCGAGTATATCTAAAGACTTCATATAAATAATAAATAAATACTAGAACGAATATTAGATCTATGAATTTATTGAGGGCGACAATACTGCCACCGAGATTATCATAAATAACTTTATCGGATACTAAACCGGTAAATAATAGATATATTATGGAAAATATGGTAAATCCTTTAATAAAATTTATATTTTGGGTCATAGCGCATTTACAGCCTTTATTTTCAAGACTTACGATATAACTATAAATTACAACTAATAGAATTATAGTTATTACTGAATATAATATTTTAGTTATGTATGATATACCAAAATTCGCCATAAGTAATGTTTTATTCTAATTAACTAAAATATTATTTTTATATAATAAATAAAGTTCTTTTATTAGGTTTTACATATTTTAATTTTAGAAATTTGAATATATCTTGTTCGCTATGTATATTACTTTTAACTTTTCTATCAAACCCATGTTCGCTCAAAGAAATATTAAATGTCTGTTTAACATAATGACGCATACCGATATTAAATAATTGTGAACCTGTGAAATATAATAATGAGAAATAATATTCGTCTTTAGGTGCAATTAATATATCAATACGTCGTGCTATTTTCTCATTAGGCAATTTAACAACACCCATAAATTTATTTGAACCAAGAGCTAAAGTTTCGACAACATATCCAATAAGGGAATTGATATAAGTCTTTAAATCAAAATTGGGATTTTTCATAATAATAATATCGATATCACCCATAAGTTTTTTGCCTCTACGATAAGATCCAACGAATTCATAAGTTAAATTGGATAAACCTTTTTCTAGGATAGTCATATGTTTTTTAAATTCATATAATGGTATTTTCTTTTTAAAATCTTTATAATATTTGAATCCTATTTGCTGTTTAGCATTCAAAATGGATATATTCTTTTTTAATTGAGGCATGGTGGTTATTCCATTTTCGATAATTTTATTAATATTAGCCGGTCCAATTCCATAAATTTGTATTAATTCTTGTTTAAATTTAAATAACTTATCTTTTTTAATATTTTCATTTATATATGTTATTTTTCCAGTCTCAAATAATTCTTTAATTTTTTCAAATATACCTTTTCCAATTCCAAACTTATTAGTTTTTAATGTTTCTAAATCTTTAATATCATGTGGATATATATGTAAATTATTAATTACGTTTTCATAAGCTTTAATTTTATATTTGTCGTTTTTGAAAACTTCATATTCTTTGATAATACTTAAATATTTAATTATTAAATTTTTATTAAATCTAACCATTTAAATATATAAGGATAAAAAAAATTAAATGTATTTTTCTGTAATATTAGAAATTTTAAATTTTGTTGATGCGTCCAAATTAGATAAATCAATATTAGTAATATAATTTATATATGTTTGTTTGGGTATATAATCAAGAATAATAGTATATTCTTCTAATAATAATTCAATAATATGTTTATAATTATTTTTAGTTTCTGCTAAATATATTTTTAAATCTTTAATAATTTCATTAATAATATTTTCAATAATGCTAATTTTATTTATTTTTTTAAGAATTATACATAATGCTCGTAAAATAGATAAACAGTTTTTCTTTAATTTAATATAATTGCAATAGACATCATAAAATTCATCATCGAATATTTCATTATGTGGAATTATAATTTCTTGAGGTAACCATTCTTTATTTTCTAAATAACTTGAATAATAGTTCGTAATATGTGATTCTATATAAGCATCATTAAATAAGAATAATACTTCGATATAAATAATATTATTAGAATTTTTAATAAAATTTATGAGAACATCAAATAGCGAGTTAATAATATTATCATCAATTTGTGAAATATAATATTTAATTTTATCATATATTACTGATTTATTTACATCAGTTAATTTATTTAAATAAGAAATAAATTCTTTTTTACATTTCGAACTATCGCTAAAATCGATATTAATAATATGATGTCTGGTAGTTGTTTTAATTTTATTGGATGCAATAATTTTTTTCTTTTCCCATAAACTTCTAGCATCGTAATTGGAAACAAAACAATTATAAGTATTTACTAATTCATTTGCTTTATTAACGATATTTTCAGATATTACATTCGAATTATGAGATCTGAGACAATTTAAAAAAACATTATAATTAATTTTAACGAGTCCTATTTCTTCGTTGTCAGCCATATTACAAATTTATATTAATATCTTTATATTTATTCAACATCTAATAATTCTTCATTTTTTGAATTGTCATAATTTATAATACGTTCAACTAATTGTTTTTTCGTTCCGTCAGTCGGTAATTCGCGTTCTTCGCATTTTGTTTTTAGTTTTTCAATATTTAATTTCATTAGATTCTTAGAAGTTGTATCAACACTAGCACTTACAACCGATTCTACTTCTACTTCTTTCTTTAAATCAAATATTTCTACGGGAGGTTCGACAATTTCGACAGTAGGTTTTTTAGGAATTTCGCAAAATCCACTAATTTCATCGCATATATTAGAAGTATCGGTGAATATCTCATTCATTATATTATCGGCAACACGAATACTTTCATTTATAGAATTATTATATTGAACGGTCGATGGATTATTATATTCTATTTCCATTCTATTTAGTTTATTCGTTAATAGATAAACGGATTGTTCAAGATATAAATATTTATATGCTAAAAATAAAATAAATAATATTAAAATGAAAATGGTTATATAAAATACGATGTTGCTAAAAGAGAATAATTTAAATACGAACATTTCTTAAAGTTTGATTATATAATTTGTTTTTCATTTCAATCGCACTATTAATAATATCTTTATTGAATTTGTGTTTTTCTAATAGTTCGATTGCTATTATTTGGGTTGAACCGCCTTTATTAATCTTATAATTAAAATCATATGTTTTAGAATCGGTATTATAAGTCGCATTAACGTTCAAATTAATGAATGATGATTTATATAAATCAGCTAATTCTATGAGATTATGAAAATGGGTAGTAATTATTAATGTAATTCCATTTAATTTACCTAAATATTCGGCAACCGAGAATGCAACCGCTACACCTTCTATTGGTGGTGTTGAATGCATCGGCTCATCCATTAAAAATAAACCTCTTTTATTATTTTTATGTAATTTATTAGCTACATTTATCATATTATTGCAATAGCTGGTTTCTGTTTCAAAATATGATTTATCACCGACTATATCAACTACGCGCATAAAAGTCGTAATTGCATCATATAAATAAATATTACCTTTAATAGCATTTATAATACCAAATGTTTGAGCAAGTATAACATTTGCAGTTATTGATTTAACATAAGTAGTTTTGCCACCAGCATTCACACCAGTAATAATAATATTCTTTTTTAAATTAACCGGATTTGGTGTTTGTGTTGATGGTAATAATGGATTATGAATATTCCATATTTTAGTGTCGGTATTGTCAAATGTTGGAAGACACCAATATTTATTTTTCTTAAGTTTAGTAATAGTATTTATAATATCAATTGTATAAATAACTTTTAGAATATTTATAATATCTTCCTTATATTGCTGATTTTTCCATAATTTATAAATGGTCGAAATATCATTATTTAAGGTTGATAAGTTATTTATGCTATTATTTAATTGTTCTTCTGTTAATTCATGGTGAAATAGGAAGAATGATTTCCAAATATTATTGGATTGTTTAATTATAGTTATGGAAGTTTTAATAAAATCTACTAATCCATGAATTTTATTAAATAGTTTTTCACGTATTTTATAAATAATATAGGAAACATAAAATGATTGATAAATACTATAAATATATACTGCTACATACATAAAAACAGTAACAATTTTAATTAAATCATTTCTTATATTACCAGAAAATGTAAATAATATTTTAATAAATTGATAAATAATTTTTAGATAATCTAAAAAGGGCATTTTAACTTGTAAATATTTATTTAAATAATAGAATGGCATATAAACAGCCGATATTGGAAATACGAGACTTGATAATGGAACAATACAAATTTTATATATATGATAAAAATCTAAAAGAATACTATAATAATTCATATTATTAATCATATATGTCGATGGAAATAATAGATTTATTGATAAATCTTCATCTATTTCTTCTTTTAGTGTCATAATCCATAATAATTCATTCTCATTATTTTTTAATGATTCTAGATGGTATGACATAACTTCAAAATTATTTTTTTGTCTCAATAATAATAATTCTTTATCGTTTATTGGTGTTTTTATTAATTTTTCAATTAATATTGAACCGCCTTTCGTTGTTGGTAATGTTTTAGCCCATTCATTTATTTTAGTATCAGTATATAAATTATCACTTACAATAATTTTATTATTGGTATCATTATTTTTAAGGATAGTTTCTAATAATAAATTAGCAGTTTTATGAGGTATTTCAAAAATAACATTCAAATTATCTAAATCCATTTTTAATAATATATTTACATAAAATAATATCATATTTAATTTCACTTATATAAATAAAAAATGAATATTAATAATCAATAATTAATTATGAATTATATAATAATGATACACGATGATAAAATTTATAAAATAGATAAAGAACCATTCGAAACAGATGAAAATACGTATATTCGCGGTTGGTTTATCATAAATAAAAAAACAGAAATAACTGATGAATTAATATCACGTTCTATTATACATTTAAACGAATACAAAAATAATATGAAATATGTTTAATATTTAGCAGTACGAGGGCGGGATTTGGACGCTGCAGCACCTAGAGAAGTTGATAATGATTTAGATTTGCGTGCAGAAGATGGTTTTTTGGATCCTAGAATATTGGACATATTGAGAGTCGGGCTTTTATCGGCAAGCATACGCGCTCCAAGTAAAGCGAGAGCAGAGATGAAGGGGGTTAATTCGACACCAGCAGGTAATGAGGTGCCACCACGAAGAGAATTAGAGGCACATGAGGTACAACCGGCTTTTTTGGAAGAACGACCACCGGTAATATTGGGAGTAGCAGCCGCAGCAGCCTGAGCTACAGCCGGATTGAGCATAAAAGGATAATTAATATCAGCGACACCGCCACGTTTTGAAGATGTTCGAGAACGAGTAGTCATATATATCTATTTAAATAATATATTTTATTTTCTAATATAGAATACTAAAAATACCGCCAAAATAGTTGTTATAAAATTTAATATAATAATTAAAATAACGAATGGAATTATATAATACAATAGATATATAAGTATAGGTTTTATAATTTCAGTTCTAATATCTTCGTTCAATACTTCATTACGTATAAAATTAATAATAAAATCGACCGGTTTATTATTTTTTTTTAGTTGCGTCATTATTATTATATTGATTAACTTAATATTATACAGAATGAAACATTCGCTAAAAAATCCGCAACAAAAAAATAAATGTCATGTATCATATTTAAATAAGTCTCTTAAGATTGAATTAGGCGATGTAAAAGTTAAGAATATTATGGGTAATGTTATAGAATGTCATATACCTATAAAACAGAATGCAAACGCGATAAATATAATAAATGAATTGGATAATTTATCATTAAAAACGTTACTAGAAAATCCGGAGTGGATAAATAATAATGATGTTGAAAATTTATATAATTTTTCATATACAGATGATATATCTAATTTAAATGTATTATTAAATAATAAGAGTTGTTGTTATTTTAACGATAACGAAATATCGATAGAAGAAACAATAGAAATTATACGAGATAATATCAAATTGAAGGATTATAATATAATAATGGAAATAAGTTTTTTGGGGTTATTTATATATGATTACGCAATTATTAATAAATGGTCGATAAAAACGATAAAAATAGATGATATGATGGATGATTTTGGCGATTGGAATAAAAGCGATATAGAAGATGATTGGGAATTAGAAATTAACAATTTTGAAACGATTGTTAAAAACAAAATAGAAGAATATAATAATGCGGTAAAAGAAGCAAGATTATTATTAAATGAAATTAGAAAAGAAACGAATATTAGTATTTGGGAAAAAAATATAACAAAATTGAAAAAATATATTTTAAAATTATAATTTTATCTGTATTAATATAATAGATAGGTATTTAAAATGAGTTCTAATAGTTCTTCAATTGTTATTTCTTTTTCGATCGCTATATTATTACTACTCGTATTATTAATATTAGTATCTTACAATTCTAAATGTAAGATGGATAAAATAGAAAGATTTGAAATTGATGCTCCATCATCCCAACAACTACCACCGTATTTATCTGCTCCGTTTTTAACAGGAGGACCACCTAAAAAAAAGACTAATGTTATAGATGGTTTTACATCAGTAGCGGATATAGCAAATGCTAATGTTGATGTTTCAAAAGCCAGCGATGGTTCTATGGGATATGCGGTTCAATCCTCAGATGCTCGTGTTGATAATTTTGCATCTGTTTCTACTACTTATGATCCTAATGAACTTGATAATAATACTTGTTTTTCACGTGATCGCTTAACAAGTAGTGATTTATTACCGAAAGACGGTGCTAATTCTAAATGGGCTCAAATAAATCCGGCTACTTCAGGAGATATGCGCGATCAAAACTTTTTAACTGCTGGATATCATATTGGTATAAATACTATTGGTCAATCATTACGTAATGCTAATTTACAATTACGATCTGAGCCACCCAATCCACAGGTCGCCGTAAGTCCGTGGGGTATTTCAACAATTGAACCGGATATTCGTAAAGTAGCATTCGAAATTGGAAGCGGACAATCTAATTAATCAAATACAACTAAACATTTAGTATTAATAATATCTTGTTTGGGAATTAATGAAACTTTATTTGTTAATTTAATTTTATATGAGAATTTAGACATATTTTCATAAATTTTTTTTTGATTGTCAATAGCATAATTGATTATTTTATTATTAAAAGCCCATTTAAAGAAATTCAATTGTCCGATAGTTGTTTCGATTTCGTCATTAAAAAAAATACGTTCATGACGTCTAAATGCATCAAAATTAAATTTCTTGAATGATTTTAATTGTGCTCTATAATCTAAATAAAGAGTAATTTTTCTATATTTTTCAATATTATAATTATCAGGTAAATTATAATAAACATTATCATCTATTTCATTAATCCAATAAATAATATTATTACATTTAGCATATCGAGTTACCAGCCAATCAATCATACGTAATGATAATTCGTGTTTGCCGTCAATTATTGTTTTTAAAGTTTCAATATATTTAGGATGATGATTATAAAATGTATATAAAGAAGATAATAATAAATCTTTACTACTATCAGACATTAATTAAATAACGCGATGATTTCTTATATCAATTGCCGAATGTCATCATATCAAATACTAAACCAATTATACATAATGCTATTAGAATACCTATTCGTAAATCCCACATAATAATATAATAATCGATGATTATAATTACAATAATAATCCAGTAATGCTCATATAAATCTATAATAGTTTCTGGATATGGTATAGCAGGTCTTAAACCGTATATTAAAAGATAAGCGGATAATATTCCTATAATAATATAGCGAAAAATAATATCGATCATTCTATTATAAATATCATTTTTTCTTTTCCATATTAATAATAGAAAAATGATGTATGCTACATTAGACGAAGCATTCCCAAATTATGCATCTAATCCAAAGAAAAAAAAGAAAACTGGGGAAACATTTATAAATGATTATGGGCGTGAATCTGATTGTTATTATAAAAAACAGGGAATTGATATGCCAGATTGTGCAAAAAACGGAGAACCATTCGCTAATAAAAATGAATGTTCGCCATTACAAGTACCCGAATATAAATTACCAGTTGACACAAATGCGCAAAATGCATTTAATAAAGCATTAGATGCATCATTAAACGATAGAAAAGTTGAAAATAACTATCCTGATAAATATGCTATAAAAGCTTATGAATACGATGAATATGATGCTTATTTAAATATAAATGATATTAAGACTCATAATGTTGATAAGACACCTGAATATAGAACAACGCCATTTTTGGAAGAATATTTAAAAAGTTTAAGAGATAATTTTAAAAAATCACCAGAAAATCAAACAATCAAATTAAATGATGTTGAACAATTCACCGATTATAATAGAAATTTAAAAGTTGATATTAATTTATATAATTTATTTTTATTTATATTTATAGGTATAATCGTTATATTATTATGTGATCAAATTACACAATTAGCTGTTGCCGTTGCTAATAAAAATATATAAACACGCAATAATAATTCTTTATATATATATGAAATATTTTACGCATGTAGTTTTTTCAGGTAGTGCATTAAGGTCGTTATGTTTATTGGGTATATTAAGATATTTATATTTTTATGATTTAGATAAGCATATTAAGAATGCAGCAGGAACTTCGATGGGTTCTTTTTTTTGTTTAGCGTTTGCTTTAAAAATACCTATAGATGAATTGGAAGCTATGATAAAAAGATTAATAGTTAATCCAGAGGTTATAACAGTATCATCAAATAAATTATTAAATTTATTTTCAGATTTAGGATTTAATGATTCTAAATTATATTTATCAGAAATTAAAAATTATATTAAAAATAAATATTCTATGGATGATATTACATTTATAGAATTATCAAAAATGACCGGAGTGAATGTTTATGTTAGTACCACTAAAATTAATGATGGCTCTAATTTTATATTTAATGTGAATGACACCCCTGATGTTTCAGTATTAGATGCGGTGGCTGCATCTATGTGTATACCAATATTATCAAAACCTATAAATATTGATGGTTATTATTATGTGGATGGTTGCATTACTAATAATTTACCATATGAAATATTTAGTAACATAAGCCATGAAGATATATTAAATGTTGTCATATACATCAAAAACGATTATAAACTTTCTAGTATAATTGAAAAAAATAAAGAATTAGATTTTATGATTTATTATAAACAATTAATGACTATAATATATTCAAATTCATTAAATAGCTGTTATATATCAAAAATACCAAAATTTAAAAATCCATTAATAATTAATGAAAGTCCATTTAAATCATTTTATAATTTAAAAATTAATGAAAATGACATTAATTTTAATATACATGATGACGATATTGAAAATTTAATATTACAAGGTTTTAGAGATATTAATAATTATATGAAACAATATGAGGTTGAAACTTAAAAGAAAAAATGATATATATGAATACATTTACAATAAATATAAAATGTATTTTTATATTCAGGATAATAAAGATTGGAATAGCGACAAAAAGGTTAAATATGGTATTGCAGATGAATATAAGTCACGATTAAAAACGGACCAACATTCATATAAAAGCGAATATATTTCATTATTTGAATATAAAATAACGGATGAATATAAATTAGATTATAAAGAAATTGATAATATAATTTCAAAACAGCAAACTACTAAAATAAAATTGTTAATGAATCATCATTATCCTAAAATTAAATTTGAAAATTTATTTAAAATTAAAGAATTTCTTATAAATCATGGTGGTGGAACTGAATTTATTAGAAAAGATGGTATCGAATTATTAGAAAATATATTATTAAATGATTTTCCAAAATTAGGTATTATTATTCGCAAAATACCAAAAGAAGAATGGATATTTGATAATGAATATGATAAGGTTGATAAGGTTATTGATTATGATGTTATTGATGTTATTGATGTTAATGATGAGGATGAAGTTAATAATGATAATATTAAGTCTAAAATTCCTATTCTTAGAGAAGGAATAAGAGATTATCAGCAAATTATTATTGATGAATGCTTAAAAAATATTTTGATTGATAAACGTTCATATATATCATTACCTACGGGCGGTGGTAAATCATATATTGCGTATAAAATGGCTGATATCTTATTAAAAGATATTAAAAGTACTATAATTATATTAACACCGAGGATTAATATATGCGAACAAAATATTAAAGAAAAATATGTAAAATTATTAACAAATAAATATATAATTCATAAAAATTTCGATAATATTAATAATAATGATAATAATATAATCTGTTGTTGTATAAATTCTATTGAAAAGGTTGTTAAAACAATAATTAAATCTGATTTAAAAAATATTTTAATATGGTTTGATGAAGCTCATATTGGTATTGAAAGTTGGGTAATTAATGATAATAAGTTTAAACATTTTCTATTGAATGATAACGAGCATATTAAATATAGATTATTTACATCTGCATCACCAGACAGAGAATTTGTATATAAAAATAATAAAATATTTGGAGAATTTATAAATCCTGTTAAAACCAAAGATTTAATAGCTGATGGTTGGTTATGTAAATTAGACGCTTATATTTATAAAGATGAAATACATGAAGATGTTTATATAAATGATAGCTCACATGTTAATTTAATTATAAATAATTTTAAAAACGTTGGATTATGTTTCTCTAATTCATGTGAAAATGCATTAAATTTATATAAAATTCATTTAGAATTGTATAAAAAGGATAAAACGATACCTAAACCATATTTATTATTAAATTCAGCGACAATAAAAGATTATATTAAAAATAAACATATTTCTAATGAAGATATGAAGTTATATTCGATTGATGGTTTTGAGGAAGAAGAAGGTATTAGAAAAGTTGGATATATTGTTAAAATGTATTCATTAGGATATGATAATCCTAAAATTGATTTCATATTTTTCAAAGATCCTAAACTGTCATATAAAGATATTATTCAATCTATTGGACGCGGTTTAAGACCATGTGGAAATAAAAAAACAGCTATACATATTCCGGTTTATATTGATAATGATGATGATGCTAATAAATACGATAAAATTAAAGAAGTTATTAAATATTTAGTATTGGATGTTGAATTAAATATTAAGGATATTAAAATAATTAATTCTAAAAAAAAGAAAAGTAGCAGTATTAGAGATGTAGTAGTAAAAGAATATGAAGAATTCACAGATGATATTGAAACAATATTATATGAAATAGTAAACAAAAATATGACTCATCAAATGATAATAAGACAATTAAAATATAATAATATTCATAATTATTCAAAATATTCGAAATATATTAAAGATAATGAATTATTAAAATTACCAGAAAAACTATTTGAGGTATATCCATCATTTAATTTTAATGAAACTTATATTAATAATTCAAGTCCGTATTATTCACGTAAAGAATGTATTGAAATGATAAAAAAATATCAAGATGATTTAATATTTGAGGATGAAATGGATAAAGAAAACAATAATGAATTATTAGAATTCTTAATAAAAAAAGATAAAAAAATACCGAATGAATGTTTATGGATGTATTACGGCGGAGATAAAAAAGATTTTATAATATTTGTTTAAACAAATTCTCTGCAACATTCTTATTTAACTCATTTTCTTTTTCCAAACTCTTGATAATATCACTATTATAATCAAGATATTCAATAATCTCATTTTGAACTTCAATTGATGGTATTTGGATTTTAATATTTAATAGATCATCATCTATTATTGATTTTTGATTAGCTCCTGTAAAATATTTTTCTATTTTATTTAAATTATTTCGTAAATAATAATATATATATTTAGTTAATATTAATGATTTAGATTTAAAATGAATAGTTGTTTCACCTACATTATATTTACCAATTCCTAAGTAAATCATACATTTTCCACTTCCATTAGTTTTATTAATTATAATACCATATCCATCAAATGTATAATTATCTAAATATAAATTACCAAGTATAGAGCAATAATATAATGGATATAAACCATTATTATTTCCTAAATTACTTTTAATTTTATTTCCTTTTATAATTTCACAAACCTCACCCAAAGTTTTAATTTCAAATTTATTTAAATAAAGTTTATTTTTTAAATATAAATCATTAATTGTTTTAATTTTATTAATTTTATTTTTATTATCTTCAATAATCTCATAAATACCATCAAGTAATTCAACTAATTCATTTTGTTTTTCTAATGGTAATAATGGAATTTTCATTAACATTAATTCTTTCATATTTATATTTCCATTATTCGTGCAATATATAGCTAATTCTTGAATTTTTGATTGAATATTAATTAAATAATAATATAAATATTTAATATTATATTCTTCATTTTTCAATAGTAATTGAAAAACTGCAATATTTGCGGCACATTTACCATTAACTATAAATACTTTACCAATTCCATAATCAGAACTAATTGGTTTAGATACACATCCTCCTGATTTAATAATTAATAAATATTCTTTACCATCAAAATCATAATTATTATGTGTTCCGCTAGGATTATTACATGATGCTCTATAAAATGGATATTCGCCAGTATTAGTAATATCTTTAGAATTAGTAGACCCATTACCATTTAATATAAATAATTCGCCTAAAGTTTTAATTTCAATATCGTCGCGGTATTTGTGTTCTTCTTCGATAATTTCATTATTAAAACTGAGATTTTCATTTAATTTATTAAATCCTAAATTTGTAATGCCAGTTGAATGGATATCGATATATTCAACTTCATGATTATAATTATCGTAATCGCCTTTTTGGATAATTAGGGCTTTTGTTTTTATATTAGTATTTGTGAATGCACCACCATTAATAGTAATAATTTTAAGAATTCTGCAATTATTTAAAATAAATTTGCGAATATTGATATTATTTTTACCGACCATTAATTCGCCATCAGGTAATATAATACATGCAATACCGCCAGTTTTTAATAAATAAATGATATTTTGAATAAATAAATTAATTCCATTATTAGCTTGAATTGTATAAATATCTTTAAATTTTAGAGGTGAATCTGGATAATTAGTTTTTTTATAAATTTCAAAGTCTGTTTCTAATTGTTTATAATTGGTTTTTGTACCGAATGGAGGATTAGTAAATATAATATCGAATTTTTTTTCTTCGAATAAATATGGATTTTCAATAAGACTATTACATCTTTTAATATTCTTATTGCAACTATTTGTTGAAATCATCAAACTTACAATTCCTAATTTTAATGTATCAGGTTCAATTTCACAACCATAAATATTTTCTGGTTTAATTTTGGATTTGCAAGCATCATATGTATAACATAATAATCCACCAGTTCCCAAACAAGGGTCATAAATATCATTATTATCACCGTCTAATTTTTCAATAAGTTCCTTAAATCCGCAATCATTAAGAATGGATTTAATGATGCCACGAGGTGTGAAGAATTGCCCCAATTCTTTTGAATTCTTATTACCTTGATATTTTAAGAATTTTTCGTGAATATCTCCATTAAAAGATTGAATTTCTCCAATAACCAAATCATTAATTTTAAATTTACTAATAATTTCAATTAGATTAGAAATTGTATATGTATATTTGCAATTTAAAATATAATCTTCGTTCGAATATATATCAGGAAAAATTTTACATAAACATTCTAAAATAAACTTTTTCCACATATCTTTTTCATCACATTTAACATTTCTTCTATCGGCTTTAGTAATTTGAGAAATATCTGTTAAATATTCGAGATAATATAAATAATCTTGGAATGTTGACTTTTTTTTTTCACATTCAACATTTTCAAGATTACCGTCATATTTATCATAAAACATTATCAGTACAGTATTTGTTTTTTTATAATTATCAATCAAATGTTTAATATATTCATTATTATTATTATTTAAATGGTTAATAATAACGAGTGTGAAAAATTTCATAATATCATTTTGAGCTTTACTACCTGTAACACCTTTAGTATATAGGAAATTATGACATTTATCTATAATTACTTCTAAAGAAGAATAATTATCATTATAAGAAGTTGAAGTTGAAGTAGATTCATTAACGCCTTTTTTTAATAATGTGATGAGTGTTTTAATAGCTTTTGGTTTTTTTGCTTTCGTTAAATAATCTAAATTCAATTCTTTACATTTATCAATTAATTCGTTGTGTGATAATGTTGAATAATCCATAATAATAAATAATATGATGTCTTAAAATCATTTTTTTATGATTGTAATAAAAATAAATTTTAATGCAAAAGAAATTTGGATTTTGGCATAGAAACATCTTCTAATTTCCACGATATATAAATCATATTATTATTTGGAGCTGGTAAATTTGATATATATAATCCGCTTTTTTTTAATGATGAAATTATATAATTCATACAAGTATCATATTTATATAATGGATATCCTATAACGATTGGAGGGATTGTATAATATAAACTTTGTCCGCCAATTTCAGCAACAGACTTTATTTTTTTATGACAAGTTTCTAATATTATTATAAATGCCTGATTTACTTTTTCATCTTTTTTTTTCTTAATTTCATATAAATCATGTAATGAAAGTTTAGAAGCCATATATAATTATAATATATTTAAGTAGAAGATTTTGGCGTAGTAAATGTTGGTAATGGATCTGTAAATTTAATTAATTCTTTATAATCATTACGATTTCCATTAAAAACAGCATAATTACCGGTGCTATTTTCTACTAATAGTATAGTCGGTGTGCCTCTCACTCCATATATATTTGATTTTCGATGACCTTCGGCGTCATCAGTTATATCATATTTAACTAGAGAGAAATTATATTTATCAGGATATTTAAATATTTCACTTTCTAATGGCTTCCATGATTTATTTTCAAACTCGTCGCAATAACCACAAGAGGGCATATAATAATATTGGAGTGTATATGCTTTGCCAGAAGCAAAACCTTCAAATTGTTTATAAAAACCACTTGCAAATAATGCAGTAATTATTAAGACGATTACTAGGAATAGTATAATAAAAAAACTCGAAGCGGAAGATGAAGAGGATTTTGATTTCATTTCTATTTTATTAAAATATTTTATTTGTAAATTCTTTTATTTCTTAATAATGCAATACTCAAAATAGTAACTACTATTGATGATTTACGTTTTTTATTCATATACTAATTTTATTTTTAAATTGTTTATATATAAATAAATAATAAATAATAATATAATTGCAAAAATAAAAAAATCAACATAATGCAAATATTTAATAATAATATCATTTAGATTAGTTAAATTTTTACTTTTAAGCCATATAATCGAATTTAAAACAAAGAATAAATATAATAATATACATATTAAAATAAATATATATATAAGCATTCTATTTATAAAAAATGATTAAAATATAAATAATTAAAATCATGATTGCTTATACTTTAAGATCTTTGATCATCGTCAATCAAACACCACTTATTTATACATGCGCCAATACGAAATTATCATTAGAGCATATATACCCTAAAAGTTTGATGTTTAAGAAACATTATAATGATTTGCACAATATCTTCAAAAGTGATTCGTATATTAATAACATGAGGTCAAATTATAAATATACAGGTGAATTAACACCATCATTTAATCGTTTATATGATTCTGAAAATTTCGTAAATACGAAAGATAAATTATTTATACCAGACGATAATAGCAAAGGTATTATAGCAAGAGCTATTATGTATATGAGTTTTCAATATAAATATGATTATAAAAAAGTTATTGATTATGATAATTTAGTTGGATGGTGTTTAGAATTTCCTCCAACTAAAGAAGAAATTCATCACAATAATATTATATTCCAGAAACAAAAAACGAGAAACATGTTTATTGATATGTATCACAAAAAGAAATTTAAAAATCTGTTATATCATTATTTTTCATAATTTTTTTTAATATTTAATAAAAATAATATGAATATACCAGATATTTCGAATTATAAGAATATTAATGATATACCATTATTTTTATTGGGTATATTGATTATTGATATTTTTGTATTGTTTTTAGTTAGATATATTGGAGTTGGAGGAGTGTCATTAAATGAATGGTATAATAAATATGGATTATTAGCAGTTATAGCAGATGTATTTATTATTCTTATAGGTTTTATGATTGCACAATATATTTATACATATTTTATAAAACCAAAATATGGATGGAATATAACAATATTCCTAATTTTATTAGTATTTATACAATTAATTCATGATATATTATTATATTTATTAATAATTCTACCATTTTCTAAAGGACATAATGGAATCGTTGATATGTATAAGAAATATGCGGATGAAAATAGTTATTTAATTATTATTGGAGATGCATTTTTAATGCTTGGTTCGGCATTTGTTATATTATGTCTTAAACAACTATCAAATCATGTTATAGCAGCAATTGCAGTAATAACCATTTATATTATGCCCTATATATTGACAACTCCCGCACATTATTAAAGATATATAAGGATTACTTGGAACTTTCCTTAAATGTATATTTTCTAAATATATAAAAAATTGATTATTATGATGTCATAAATGTGTATATAAGAACATATCGATTTAAATGGTTTTTACGAAGCGGAGGCAAGCCGAAAGTGAAGATAAAGAAATTAGAAAAAAACAACAACAATTTTTCGACAAGGCTGCTGAAGTTGCTAAATATTCTACTATGCAACAGAAGCATGGTGCAGTAGTTATTTATAAAAATAAAGTAATTGCATGTGGATTTAATTATATGGTATCACATTTAAATGATAATAATAGTATTCATGCTGAAGTTGCTGCAATTTCGCAAGTATTCAAAAATAAAAATATTCTGTCTGAATGTGATATTTACGTTGTTAGGATTGCACCGATGAGATATAATAACTGTTTGAAAATGTCAAAACCATGTGAGAAATGCACAAAGTTTATAAAAAAATATAATGTAAGATGTACTTATTATTCAACTAATTATGAATATGAATGTTTATATATCTAAATATCTAAACTCATAGAAACTTTTGGTATTACTCGTTTAATTGATTTTTTTTCTATTATTGGTCGATCATCTTTATTGAAGATTTTGGCGAGTAATTCTTCACCTGTTAAATTTGCATTACTTAAAATAATTTCTTTAATTTCTCTGATATTTACAGGTTTATGAACTTTTTTAATATTAGTTTTTAATCTCCCATTCTGCGTATTTAAATCATTATAATTATATTTAAACATAAATTCTTCAATCTTATTATTTAAAGCCTGTTGTAAAGTTTTTCTTTCTCTTATTGCAATATTTAATTTACGAATGGCATCATCATATTTAAACCAATCAACAACGAGATTTTTAAATGTGTCTAATTCATCAGGTGTAGGCTCATTAGTTGATTTAATTATATCTTCAACTAAATTATTATTCATTATATGACAAATATTAAAAAAATCTTTAAATCTATTTTGTTTTAGGTTTTTTTGCTTTTGGTTTGATTTTAGATTTTATATTAGTATCTATAGTTTTTTGTAATGATCCAAAATCACGCGGTCCTTCATAATTAGTTATATGACCATTCGAATACATACGAATAGTTGGAAATGCTGAAACCTGAGCTTCTTGAGGTAATCTTTGCATTTGTTTTAATTCGATTGAAATCATAGGCATCATTTTATTATAATAATCATATAATCGGTTCCATGTTTCTCTAAATTGGATGCAGTGCCCGCACTTATCCCAGTGATATAATACGACGCCGTTATAAGGTGAATATTTTGATTTTGGTACAGACTTTTCTGGCATTATTTTTCTATAATATACGCATAAAATAAATAACTTAATATTAAATAAATATGAATAAAGAATCGTATAATATATCCTGTAAGCATATAAAATATTTAGATAATAAATACAATAATGAAAATGATTTATTATATAAACGTTATATGCTTTGCAAGGGTGATTATGATGATAATCATAAATATGATAAATATATAAATTATTTGGATAATTTGTATGTTTCTAAAAAAAGTTGTATATTCACATCAACAGAACCTGATGAATTTAAATGGGCTTCACAATTCGTCCCAATTAATGCAAATATAGACACAGCATTTAATGAAAATACCAGAAGAAAAATAATAAAACATTAAGAATATAAATATTTTATTTCATTATTATACGTATTTGATGGTTGTTCTAATATAACTATTGAATCAAAATTTTCAATAAATGTTTTAATTTGAGAATATGGAATTTTACCATCAAATAAACATTCATGTCTGTCTAATTTGGCACCTTTAACATTTTTACTATTATTAGCATGAATACATACAATCGAATGTTTTTCAGGTATCATAGAACTAATATCTGTTAATTCATAACCAGCGTTCCATAAATGACAAGTATCGATACATATTTTAAAATAATTTCGTTCAGTTTCTGTGAATGAATAATAGAAATTTAAGAAATCATTAAAATCTGTTAATAGTTCTGTTCCTTGACCTGCTGGATTTTCCAATAATAAATAAGTTTTAATATTTCTATTTATCATTTCATTTATAATATTCTTAATATTCATTTTCATAGCCATCAATCCATCGTTAATAGTTTGTGTTGTATATTTTCCAACATGTATTACATATCCTATAACGCCAATTGCATTTGCTGCTAATAATTCATTAATAATTAATGAATCGCTAATATCGATTGGTCGTTTGCCATTAATAAATGGATTTGCAAGATTTATAGTATATGGAGAATGAACAATAAGAACAAAATTATTAATTTTGCAATATTTTTTTATTAAATGACTCTCTTTTAAATATTTATCATAATTGGATATTTTAGAACTGCGAGGATTAGATATAAATAATTGAAGAGCATTACCTCCATTATTTTTGATATTTTCCATCGTTTTAATAATAGTTGATTCACGTGGAATATGTGCTCCAATATGCATTTACAAATATCTATTTAAATAATAATATATATATTTAAATTAAATATGAACCATCCATTAATTATTAAGGGTACGCATATAATTATTGATATTTATGAAATTAATAATTGCGAACCTTTAAAATTTAAGGAAACTATTTCTGCAATTCTTGATAAAATTGTGGAAAAATTTAATTTAAATGTTGTTGGAAAAGTAATACATCAGTTTGAACCATTCGGCGTTACTGGCGTATATGTATTAAGCGAATCACATTTATCTATTCATACATTCGTTGAAGAAAAAAAAGTAGCCATGGATTTATATACATGCAATTCGATTGACAATAGCAATAATATTATTAATTATATTAGAGAAATATTTAGTCCATGTATGTGTAATTATAAAATTATTGAAAGGTAATTAAATATTTGCAGATATTAAAGTCGATAATATATCTATAAGGGCATTTAAATACGATGCTTTTTTTTTGTTTTCTCAAATATGTCAATAAACATTTATGATGTATTTTATAATTAGCTGTTCGTTGATTAAAATTATTTTCATATATTGTTGCAATTTCTTTATTAGATTGATTGAAATTTTCTAAACAGATTGTGCAACAATTATTAATAATGGTTGGTGGTCGAGATAACGAATAAGGCATATTAGTAATTTTCCAGCCATCATTAATCATTTTATAAATATCTGTGAAAATTTCATAATTGCTATAAAATCCTCTAATATATTGTGTGCTTTTATTTAAAACATCTTTAACTATTTTTTTTGTCAATTTCTCATTATCTGTGAATGCATCATATGGTGTTCCGGTATTATTTGAATAATAATATGTAATTTCATCATTTAAACATGATAATAATAATCCTTGACATACATAATGATTATTTTTATATGGCGGTTCGTCTTTTGAAATAGTAATTTCTAATAAGATATTAAGTTCTTGAATAATATTTGAACTATTTGAAATAAATTTATAGAAATTAATATAATCGTCATTATTAATAAATGCAATATGAATTTTATTAGATTTTATAAATCTGTCAATCGTACTATTATCAAATGAAATATTATAAAATTTATCCATAGGCAATTGTTTATCAATATATAGTTGTTTATTATGATCTGCTAATAATCGATTGCAAACATAATTATCATATATAATCCCATTATTATTCAATATTTCAATCTCTAAAGTCTCCAGAAACTCATTCAATTGTCTGTAATATAACATATATAAAGGATTTTTATAAATATATAAATGACTGTCAATTTTTTATTATCATATAACAAAAAGCACATATTGACGTAATGAGTTGAAATCTCAATAAAGATTTTTTCAAATATTCATTATCATTTTCTAATTTCTTTAATTTATATTTAATATTTTTGAAATAATGTAATTCTTCCATTTTTTTTCTAAATTTTTCAATACAATTAGTAAGATGAAATATAATATCGCTTGATTTGTGATAATTCCATAAAATTTTATAAATAATATAATCTCTGATATTATCATTTTCTTCAATTACAATTAAACCAGACACATATATAATATCATTATAAATATCTGCATTATTAACAATAATATTATATATGTCATTTTTATTCTTAGAAATGTTAATGATAAATTCGCTAATTTTTATTTTAGTTCGAAGACGTAATATATCATTATCTGTATCTTCGATAAAATCCATATATAACAAAAATAATTATTAGTTTTATATGAATTATTTATAATAATAGATATACTATAATTAATAATAATGATATTAGAATTTCATTATTATTATCTTCTAATTTTTTTATTTTATTTAATAGTATTTTTACAGTATCTTCATTCGTTTTGGTAATAATTTTAGATGCTTCATTTATTTTATTAATTTTTGCCAATAATGCTTTTTCAACATCATCTACAGTATTCATCATTACATTAAATGAATCAATATAATCATTATTAATATTTTTGAAATAATTTAATTCTTCAATACGTTTATTAAATTTTATAATACAATTTACATGAAATTCGATAATATCTTCTTTTAATTGATTTAATTTTAATTCGACTGATAAATAAGTTTGAATACGATTATAACCAAGAATACAACAATTATTAGTAATATAATTAACAAATGTTGTATATTCTTCAGTTCTAGTATCCAAATTAAAACAATTCAATATAAATTCATTTGGCGAAATATTATCATTTATTTTATTTATAATAAAATTGCTGATTTTTATTTTATTATTAAGTCGCATAATATCATTATCTGTATCTTCTAAATAATCCATATAATAATCTATGTAAAATTATTTTCATTTTTTAAAATTTCTTTTAATTCAATTATACGATTTTTATGAAAATTTATAAAATCATTAATATAAGTTTTATTTAAATAATCACATTCAATAGATACATCACCAACTAATTTTATATGATAGCTATTATTAATATTAGCATCTATGAAATCTTTAATAATATTTTCACTTATCATCAAGTTTACTTTTAACCGATTAATATTCATCACTTAGCAAAAGTTATATAATAATATATCATTTTTATTATTAGTGATGAAATATATTAATGTTCCATATAAAGATAGAAAACTAGTAAAAACGCTCGGTGGTTGTTGGGATAATAAACTTAAAAAATGGTATTGCGAAGAAGATAATGAATTATGTTCATTATATGATGAATATAAGGAAATTAATATTATTGGCGAAGATAGAGAATTTGGTTCAAATAAATTATATATTGATATGATACCAAAAACCAGTTATTTTAAAAATGTTAGAATGTTATTTAGTGATAGTGATTGGAATTTAATAAGACATCATATATATGAAAGAGTTAATAATCGTTGTGAATGTTGTGGATGCAAAAGAAGTAAGTATTTAGACGCTCATGAGAGATGGGAATTCAATAATGAAACAAAAACACAGAAATTAGTGCGTATTATTGCATTATGTCGTTTATGTCATTCGGCAACCCATTATGGACATTCAAAACGAACAAAAAATATGGATAAAATAAATATGCATATTAAAAAAATAAATAATTATACAGATGAAGAATTGGATAATCATATTAAAGGTGCTTATGACCTATGGAAAGAACGAAATAAAGTTAAATGGAATTTAGATTTTAGCATAATTACTAATTCGGGTTTTATTATAAAATCTCTATAATATATATAATGGATGATAATTTATTAAATTTGAATAATTTTATTATTAATATATTATATAATGATAATTATTTTAATGAAAGCGAGTATAATAAAATAACGAACATTAATAATAATTGTAAAATTAATGAAATCGATGATTGTGCAACTAATAAAACTATGAAAACAGAAGTTCAAAGATATATATATTTTTTCTTATTAGAATTTATAAAATTATGTTTATCCAATAAAGAAACAAATACAAATGAAATTAATGTTTAACGCAATTGTATCATATTATTAAATGATTTACGAAAAAACATAATCCATAAAGAACAATTACCTGTATTGCATATTACATATTTACATTTAGACATTATTAATGTTATTGCCATATATTTTATTGAATAATTATAATTTTCTTCTGGTTTTATTTTATCTACTGAAGTATTCATTTTATTTATATGTCGTATTTCATCTAAAAATATGATAGAATTATTTGGATATTTATTTACCATAAATTTTAAAAAATTAGTTTCGTCAGATTGAATTAAAAATTTTAGGTTTGGATTTTCATTATACAAATAATCTGCATATTTTAAATAATCTTCATATTTTGGTAATTTAACTTCTGATTCTTTGTCATTTCCTCTGTAAAATAATACGCACATATTTTCATAATCAATTTTATATTTATTTTCTATTAATTTACTTGTTCCTTGAACTAAATCAGATGGTGTAAAATATTTTTCTATAAACGGCAATAAAACACCCATATTCAATTCTTCATAATTTTTATATTGATATGTTTCATGAAATTTAACTTCATCAGTATATTCTATTGTTATTGGTATTTGGTCATAATGAACAAAATAATCGAATGTTATATCATCATTTTCATTAGATTTATACATATTATAAAAACCTTTTGAATTGAGAATTAAAGGTAATTCTTTATATTTATTAAAGAATTCTACTAAAAAATGCAATCTAACTGAGCAACATGAAAAAAAACCTCCATCATGTTTTATTTGCAATTCCATTTATTATAAATATAAAAAATATTTTCTTATATATTAGCGTGTATTTACGCCAATATTAGTAATGAGACCGATAAATACCCAACTCATAATAAATACTACAACACTCATACCGCATTCGCTATGATGTGTTTTAATACAGTCAGTTCTAATTTTGCAATATTCTGAATAATTTTCCAACAAATGACAATTATCATTTTTATTATTGAAACAATTAAATATTTCTTGATTGTTTGTTTTATTATATGCAACTAAATTGCATCTGTTTCTAATATTATTTTCAAGATTTCTTAAATAATTGCGCGAGGCTTTATTGTAATATCGAGCATCTGTCACAATAATGAATGAAATCAAGAGAATAATTTGCTTAATCATGAGTGTTTATGAAAATAATTTAATAAAATATTTATCATTTTTTTATTATTTTATATTATTATGGATATTATCAAATGTTTGTATCAATATGGTTTTAGATTTATAGGATTGAAATCATTAGTAATTATATATAAGGACGATAAATTACGCTTTATATCATTATATTATGATAAAAATAATAAATATTGGAATAAATCGGCATGTATTAAATGTTGGTGTGAAGCTGATTTAAGTAATCTAATTTTTAATATTTATAAAACGGAACCATTATTAAAAGATGATGAAACAATCGATGATATATTTTATGGTTATGATGATAATAGAATAGATATGTTAATTCCTAATAATAATATTGAAAATATTGAAGATTTTGAAATAACTTCTAAAACTAAAAATGAAATGACTATAATAACTATATCTAAAAAATAAAATAAATAATATAATATATGTTATTAACAGCGCGCGACGAATATATTAATTGTGATAAATTAATAAAAGAAGCAAATGTATTATATGAAATTGCAAAAAATGTTGATGGATTAAGTAATGATGATATTTATTATTTTCAAAATGCGAATAAATATATAAATACTTATAAAGAATTTAGAGAATGTTTAATTATTCAATATATTGAAGATTTAATTAAATATATTGAATAAAAAAAATATGTATCGATTTTATTGATTTATTATAAAAAATGAATTTGGTATTATTAATATAATTTACCTCTTATAGGTCAAAGAGATAATGATTTACTCTTTTGAATTGGAAATGGACGATGACACTTATATTTACGGCGGTCTGCAGTTTGAAGCAGAATACGACGAGAATAAAAAAGTGTTTCTTGAACCATACACGCGTCGCGAAATTGACATTACGATTAAGTATTATCCTTCCAAACACTTATTCGTATGTTACAACGAAAGCGATGAAATTATTCGGTTAGTATTCACGATGACTTGCTGGAGTGATGATTTCAGGGATTATACGATTCGCAACAACACCGCGATTATGTATGATGAGGTTTATCATGGTAGGATGCGATTCAAGAATAAGGCTTGTGATGTTGATTTCAACAAGTTTATCACAGAGAACGGGCTGTAAAGAAGGTTGGAGGGATGGATATAAATGTCAAAATTTATTTTGGCATTTTCAAATAAATTTTTTTTGAATTCCATAAATACTTATATAAATTCTCATTCTCATTATTTTTTTGTAATATAACATGATTATTATATATGATTGTATTGTCTATAAATGTCATATTGGTTATATATGGATTTATTATTGATGCTAATAATCCGCCACCGGTTGGATAAGAAGCTGAAATACCATAATAATTTTTATTGATATTTTCGACAATATGATTAATGGCTTTTAGAAATATAATATTATTTGGATGTGATATTATAAATCCAGTATATATTATTTTTTTATTATTATAATAATCTATTTCACTCGTAAAATAATTATTATTAATAAAATTTATTAATTTAAAATTGTTTTGTGGTTTAAAATTAGTATCTATATAAATACCACCATATTTATATAAAATACAATATATCCACAAATCTCTTTTATATTCTACAGGTATTAATGATTTATAAGCATTATAAATAAATATTGAATAATTATTTTTTATAAAATTTTCACAATCATTCTCATTAAAACAAAAAAAACTAAATTCTGGATTTACTGATTTTAATTCATCATTAGTATTAGCATATTGAAATACTATCAAAGGAATGCCAAAAAGTTTTAGCATATATAAATCTATGATATTAAATTAGAACCTGCACGCAACGAAGTTGAAAAGACCAGTCCAATTTTTGACGATGTAGAACTTCTTGTTAAATACTAGTTCGTTGTAATCGTCAAGAAGATCATAACCGATGTTGTTTCTAAATTCGCTGTAATTGTCTAAAATACTTTTCACATTCTCAGCATTAAATTTGATTTCATCGTATTGTTGCAAATTTTCTTTAGAGATAAATTTACTGTTGAATGTTTCAAATTCAACAACAATTACATTAAAAGATGCAACTGAATTAATCAAATAATAGCCAGAACCAGAATAGTACAACGAGCCTTCCATTTTGTATGATTAGTTCATTACTATTATTTATCATTTTTTTATAAATGTTGTTTTAAATTTACTCAAATCTATTTTCAACTATTATAATGAAAAAAGCCAAAAATAATTTTGACTTTTATATCATCGAATTCATTTAGAACTTCATATAGAAATCCTCGTCGTCTAAATCTTCCCATCGAGACGTCTCAGCTGTTAAATTAAGTTCGCGCACAGGAGGAGGAGCAGACACAACAGAAACCCATGACTTCTCGAACTTCGGCTGTTTTACAACAACTGGAGCAGGTGCAACTTCGATAATCTCTTCTTCGACCACATCATCTTCGAGGCATAAGAAGAGATTGGTTTGTTTGGGAGCAGCAACAGTCTTAGCAACTACTGGTTTGGATGGAGGACAGATCTTATTGAAGCGAAACGAGACGATGAGTTTTTCGCGATTTGCGAACGAGAGGCGATGTCTGAACCCACAATTTTCCTTTTCACACAATTGCCCGAAAGTGCAATTCTTCTTACGCGTCTCAGGATTAGGCTCATCCTTTGATTTGTTAGAAATCGCGTCATAGAAATTCCTGACAATCTTTCGTTCCTTATATGAAATATAATGTTTATAAGAACAGTCTGAATCAACACAAACACAGTTTAAATTGCAGGTGGTGGTCATAACTTAATACTCTCGATTTAGCTATAAAAATAAATATATATATTAAAATCATTTTTTTAGAAACATTCATTCAAATATTAACAAATTTATATTTAATTTAGTACAAATGGATTTGTATTTATAACGTTACTTGGTCTTCTAGTTAATAATGAAGATATGTTTGTTGTTAAATATGTTAATAATGCTATATTTAATTCTGGTAGTTTCAATACATCATATGTTATATATGAATGTAATAATGTATATAAATCATTAATCATATTTGTGATGTTGGTAGATATTGGATATTTATTATCAACCCATCCACCTACATTTTTATTTTTAAAAGCATTAATAACGGTTTCAAAATCATATGTTATTCGCTCAAAGTCATTATTAAAATATCCATATTTATTATTATTAATTATATTACTATTATAGAATGGTTTTATTAATCCAAAATCCCATATTACAAATACAAATCCAAGATTTTTTAAATAATAATCAACACCATAAATATTATAATGAATATAGCCACCTGGTTTAATTTTATGAAATAAGAAATTACCATTATGCGCATCTGCATGATATGCATTAATAGTTTTATAAAAAAACATCAAAGATATGAATATTTGTATTAATATATTTGATATATATTCATCATTATTATAATATAATTGAACAAAATTATCTAAATCACCATTCGCCAATTCATTTAATATTATATATATATTATTTATATTAACAATATTTTTTGGCATATATTTATCAATATCAGATATATGTTTTATTGATTTATTTTTTTCACTTGCATATTTGCTTAGGTTACGTTCACCACATTTCAATAATCCATAAGTTAATGGGAAATGTATAAAACCAGTATTTATAGTATATTTAGTTAATTCTTCTAATATTAAATATTCGATATTATTATGATTTGATTTATCTAATAGTTTTGTAGCAAATACGATGTTTTCAGAAAAACTGTCTGTTTCTTTTTTACGATAATAGGAATAATAGACAACTCCATAAACACTATCACTACCTATTTGCCGAGTTAAAATAATACGATTACCAATTCTGTATATTGGTCTTTCATTAATTATTTTATAAATACTTAAACAATTATTTGAATATTTCTTACGGCTATTAATATATTTACTAAATATTTTATAATTTTTAATACGATCTTGTAAAAATAATTTAGATTTATTATTTATTACAGGTGTTAAATGTTTAGATGATGTTTTTGATTTTGACGTTGAAATTGTTTTATTAAATTCTTGTATTTTTAATTGTCGCTCAGTTTCTAATAATTTTAATTGTTGCAATAATTTCTTTTCTAATAATTTTAATTCTTTTAATGCTTTATCTGGATTAGAAGGTAGTTTAGACGGTGATTTTTCTTTAAATCTTTCTTCACGATTTTTACACGCATCTTCACTAGCTTGTGTTTTATTTAATCTATATAATTTTTTACAATCATCATGTTTAATATTATCACGTTTACACTTAGCTATATATTCTACATATGGATTTGGTTTTATGCATTTTTGTTTTTTTTTAGAATATTCGCAAAAAGGAGGTAATTTACATTTACTATCCGTCATTTATTCTATTATAATAATGTTTATTAATTTTTGTATATAAATAATAATTAGATGATGATTAAAAAGTATGTATTTATTATTGATTTAGATGAAACAATTATAGGCAATTGTATATATCAATCGCAATTATGGAATATTGCCCGTATGTATAATATGAATATTAGCAAGGTTTTATTACCATTCTATAAAGAAAATTCTAAATTGATGCGCCCATATTTTATTTATTTTATAAAAAAACTGCGCGAATTGTATAAAGAAAATGTTTATTTTTATGTTTATACGGCATCTACATACGAATGGGCAAATACTGAAATAAAATTAATTGAAAAAGCAAATGATATTAAATTTAATCGTCCTATTTTTACTAGAAATGATTGCACTAAGTCGAAGAAAGTTTCATATTGGGTTAAATCTATTGATAAAATAAAATCTAAAATTAAAATTAAAAATGCCGATTATATAATTATTGATGATAGTAATGTATATAATGATAATAATAATCTACAATTGTTTTGTCGTCCATATCAATTTAAGGCATTTTGCGATATAAGGATGCATATACCATTAGATGTTATTCCAGAATCGTGTAATGGTTTGATTTGTCCATTTAAAGATGAAAATGATTATGTTAAGATGTATAAATGGTTATATAAAAAAACAAAAAAAATAGATAAGATAAATAGTAAGTTTAAGAATGATAAATTCTGGTTACAATTAGCAAATGTAATAGAAAAAAATAAAATTATCGAATATAATGAAGATATCATTAAACAATTAAATGTTATATCTAATAACTTTTAGATCGTGTGCAATAATTCATATTATATATATAATATAACCAATAAAACGGACCAGTTATTATTGCTAATAATAATCCAACAGCCTTATCAGTCGGCGATCCCTGATAAAACATACATACTAAAGATGCTAAAAATGCTACAAATCCTATTACTACCCATATAAATGCAAATATCGAAAAAAATACATAAACTATTCCAAAAGTAATAAAAGATGCATTTAATGCTTTATTAGCGGCTTCCGAATCATCTACAGTAATAGTAGCAGTTCTACCTGAATCATCGTCGCTATGACGTCTATAACCTCCATCGTCTGAATACATATTCTATATATATTAGAATATTTTTATAATTTGTTTTCATAATAATATACACACATTAGAAATGCATCACATAAATCATCTTTTTTCTTATTGCTATTTATAATAGCTAATACTTCATCATTTTTGTATATATTTGTTAATAAATGATTTGTATAAAATACTGCATCTATTTTATTTTGTTTATATTTATCATTAACTATTTTTTCACCATATTTATCAATTATTTTTAATTTATGTTTAGGTGATACATAAATAGTATTAATATTCATTTGTTGATGTTTTGCAACTACTTTAAAATAAGTATTTATAGTAGTTTGAATACATCTCATAATGGATGTCATTTGACATTCTATTAAAATTACTAATTCCTCATCAATAATAAACAATCCACTCATTATTTCATCCAAAAATTCGATTGTATTATTAATAATATTTTGAATATCTTTATTTTTACAATTTAAATCTACTTTATCTATTTTTTTAATATTAAAATCAGTATCGATTGTTGCATAACAATATGCCATATTCTTAATGCCAATATCAAACGATAATAAATGTATCATATATTATTAATATAATGAATATCTTATTTATATTTCGTCGCGATTTGAGACTAACAGATAATACTACTTTATATGAAATTAAAAAAACTTATCCTACTGCTAAAATACTACCAATATTTATTTTTAATAAATATCAAATTAATCCAAAAATAAATAAATATTATTCTTCTAATGCTGTCCAATTTATGTTTGAAAGTTTAGAAGAATTATCATATATTAATTATTATGATACATCAAATGAAATTGAAGTAATTGAGAAACTTAATAATAAATATAAATTTAGTGTTATAGCATATAATAAAGATTATACACCATATGCAAAAAAAAGAGATATGGTAATTCAAAAATGGGCTAACATAAATAAAATTAATATTGAAAGTCATGAAGATTATACTTTACATAATATGGGTGAAATTACAAAAGATGATAAAAAACCTTATTTGAAATTTACACCATTCTATAAGAAATCTATTATTAAAAAACCAAGAGCAATTGTTAATATTAATTATGATAATTTCATCAAAGATACAAATTCGCATAGTTTTAAAGAAATGGAGAAATTATATAAACCTAAAAATAACGAATTAATATCTGTTAATGGTGGTAGAAGTAATGGATTAAGTATTTTAAAAACTTTAGCGAATGGTAAATTTGCTAAATATGATACAGAACGTGAATATCCTTATTTAGATAAAACGACTAAATTGAGTGCTTATATTAAATTTGGTTGTATTAGTATTCGCGAGGTTTATTATTCATTACCATTAACACATGGTATTATTAGAGAGTTGTTTTGGCACGATTTTTATGCAATAATTAGTTATTATTTTCCTACTGTATTTGAAAAATCGGTAAATTTTAAATGGGATAATAATCCTGATTTTTATGAAAAGTGGAAAAATGGCAGAACTGGTTTTCCTTTAGTAGATGCTGCTATGAGACAGTTGAATATATGTGGTTGGATGCATAATAGATGTAGAATGATAGTTGCATCATTTTTAGTAAAAAATTTATTAATAGATTGGAGAAAAGGTGAACAATTTTATGCACAACATCTCGTAGATTATGATGTCGGAAATAATAATGGTGGTTGGGGATGGTCTTCAGGAGGAGGTAGTGATGCGCAACCATTTTATAGG